TTTCCAATTAAATCAACCACCAGCATAGCGATTCAAGCCCGAGGTAGAACGGGAACGCGAGCTTATGTCGGTGGGATAATACAGGTAGGATAATATGCGAATAGATATAGGCAGCAACATTCTTTACGAGTCAAACTTTGACGATAACACTTTGCCTAGAGAAGATCAGAACTACGAATCAATTCTTTCAATATCAGGGAGAGGGCAGTTCATTGAGGCGGCCTTTAGATTTGATAGCGAGAAGATTTCATTTAGAGCGTCCTTGAGCGAAGGGGTCTTTATCGATATTGATGTTAAGGAGCTTAGAGATTTTAGTGGTAGTGATGAGTATGCCCCTGCTTACAATGCAAGTATCCTTTATGATGAAAAAAACAAACTATTGATAATTAAGTTCCCTATGCCTATTCAGTACACAGAGGGCATCGAGTTCTTTGCTAAAACTAATGATCGCAACAAAACAAAGAAGCTTAAGGGATATCAAGTTATTGTGAACAGAGAGGAAGCATAATGAAAATAAAGATATCCTCTTATACAGAATGGAAAGCAGAGATAGCAGACAAGGCCATTCCTTATTTTTCCTATATTAGAAAGGGTAGTTATATATTGTCTGCCATTGATGGAGCCGTAACATATACACACGACCTTGATGTTGATGATGTTGCAGACTTTGAGGCAAACTATCTAGCAGAATCTAACAAGAAGTTAGGATCTTTTTATTCAAGAGAGCCGTTTGCCGCCAAGACACTTAGGGATGGATCTAATCTTTTCAGAAGAAAGCAAGGGAAGAAACAGACTATAGCAGCAAACACCACAGCAGCAGTTATATTTACATGTCCTTATGGCAGAGCAAAGATTAACAAGCTTGAAATCATAGGGGCCAATTCATTAGACCGCGTAGACCTTTCTGTTAGCTCTCCAGTTGATCCTGCAACAGCATCGGCTTACGGTATGCCAGCTAATATAATGCTTAATCAATTCGGCTTTGATGTTATCGTCTCAGACTTTCTATACTCAGATAAGTCGGACTACGATGCAGACGTATACGCAGGCTTTCAAATTGTTATTCTTTATAAGAACGATACCGCTATAGATACGGAAGTCGGCTTTAATTTAATATTTCATGAAGTAGTTACACAGGTTTAATATGAGCTTATCTTTAATATTCATCATTGTTCTTGTGATCGTTGTAGCGATCTTTGACGCTTGGATCATTGCAAAGAAAGGTAAGCCAGCCTCATTGTCAGCAGAGGTTATTAGGCTCTCTAAAGCAATGCCTCTTGTTACTCTTCTTTTTGGAATACTACTAGGCCATCTTTTCTGGTCTATGCGCACTGATGACATCTATACTAATATAGAATGCGTAGAAAAAGAAATAACCCAATGAGGGCAGCAATAGCGACCGCAATGCTTATAACAATGTTTACAGGCGGAGCCGCAAATGCAGTGTTCCTTTGGAGAGATTTTGCTGTAGTATCTAAGCAGGTAGAACAATTAGAGGAAAACGATAGAGACAAAGGCGATGATATTAAAGAAATTCGCAGAATGGTTAGAGAAATCTACTGGCATTTCATAAAAAAACAGGGTGATAAATAATGGCTAAGCAAGAGACAGAATTTAAAGACAGTATAACTAGAGACCATCTCAGCAGCATGATGGGTGGCGGGATGAAGTCCATAACTACTCTCGACCTAGCGGGAAGATCTTCTATAGTTTACGAAGCACCACTCAATGCAGAGCTTGGAGACGGCTGTTTAATAACGGTATATAAGTTTGTAGATGGGGATGCTGGATCAAGCAGACAGATCATTGCATACGAAGAAACTGTTGGAGTATGGCCGGGCTATACTAGCATTGGTGGTACAGACGCAGAAGATATTAACACAGTACCCTAGGGAACAATATGAGCTTTAACGATCACAATAGATATAAAGTCGTACAAAGATCTCAACACCTTTACCAACACGGTTTAGATGAGTTCACCTACGGCCACCCTGCCTTGCCAAGCGGTTCATTAACTATAGAGCAGGCACTTGACTACATCTTTGAGGTTCTATACCCCAGAGTTGCAGTACAAGTGGCTACCCCAGCAGACCTTCCGACAGGGATTGATACGCCAAACCTAGGGGATATTGCCCCAGCAGAATACGAGCAGAGGCTTGTGTCTGACGACGGTGACGGCAGTGCGGCAATCTACATGTTTTACAAAATGGACGGACAGCCAGCCTCTCAGTGGAACAAGGTGGGCGACCTTGACTACGGGGCAAACACAGTTATACAAGGCTTGCTGGATCAGACTCAATACTTATTTGCAAGAAAAATGGGATCTACGGATTTCGATCAGGACACTGGAATTGCCTTAGCAGGGAAGGACGCTGGGCAAGCTATATTTGGTGGTAATGCACCGAATCAAAACCTTACCTTAAATCCTACTAATGGTGATGATGCAGGTGTAAACACAGGATTTGTTCAGGTTAGAGGTCAGTTTAGACCTTATGATGACTTGGTCTTTAGCTCAGGAACAGCGGCCGAAAGATGGCTCGAAGTATATATGGGTACTGCTATAATCGGTACTGGCACAATGACTATAACATCTAGTGCTGCCACAGGTTCTATCACAGACACTAGTGGCGTAATTACTTTTGACGACGAAAACCTTTTAACGACAGGGAACGTGAATGCTTCCATTCTTCAGGCTTCTACTAGTCTTGTTATTGATGATACTACTAATATCCTCACGGCCACTGCAACTTCAATTATTAGTAGCTCAGGTGCTTTATCTTTCGGCGGTAATAACTTAAGCACATCTGGAACAGCGACTATACAAACTATGGCCATGGCCGGAGGGCTAATAACAGACACGACAGGGTTAATCAGTTTTGCTGACGAAAATCTTCTAACTACAGGAACTCTTGGTGCGGGACAAATTACAGCTACTAGTGTTCTTGTCGATGATGTGTCTATTGATGGTAATTCTGTCAGCATCACGACGCTTAATACTAATCTCAATCTTGGCGCTAACGGTACTGGTGTGGTCGATATCTTATCTGACTTATCTGGGATCAATGCAGAGCTAAGTGGAAACCTTACGGTACTCGGAACAGGTAACGCAATACTTAATGATATTACGATTAGTGGCTCAACGATCAGCTCAACAGCAGACGTAGGTTTTGCTGACTCAATCGTCCCAACAGTAGACGGTACGCTGAACATTGGATCAGCAGCCCTTAAATGGAACAATATATATTTATCAGGATTCATAAGTGACGGTACAGGCGATTACCTATCTGTAGATTTAATGAGAATGAGCCGGAATGCATACAGAGATGTTGCCAAGACACAGCCAGCACAGGCCGGAGATGTTTTATTCTACGATACTGTAAGTGGGAAGTGGCTTGCGTCAGCGCCTGACACAGAAATTGATCATGCAGTACTTACAGGACTAACCTCCACAGACGCTGGCCATACACAATTCGCAATGCTCGCAGGACGAACTGGTGGTCAATCGATTCTAGGCGATGATGGCGGTGGATCCGGTAACTTAACACTAGGTTCTAGCTCTACAGGAAACCTCTTAGCAATCACAGCAGGAAGTGTTCAGCCAGTAGGCGACGAAACGCTGCAATTAGGCGGAGCAGCCAACAGGTTCACCGACCTTCATATGACAGGGCAAGCTTTTGGGTTAAGACTCGAGAACACTGCAAACCCTGTTCCACTTTTCAATGCAGCAGATATCGGTAGAGCAGCGTTTAATACAGCTGACGGATTCCTTTATGTGAACAACGGAGCAGAGTTTAAACGCGTTGGCAACAATAGTTACAACGCTACGCACACAAACATAGAGCTACTCGCTGCTATTGATGTCAGTGCCGGAGTTGATGATGCTAGAGATTGTATATGGCAACTGTGTGATATAGCGGGTAACGAAGAAATAATGGCAGTGCCTATCCAAAAGACAACAACATCTGTTACAATAGCAAACACAGTACCGCTACCTGCAGGATCATATCGACTAATAGGAATACAAGTATGAAAGTAATAGGCCAACTGGAAGATGCGCAACTCGAGCATGTATCGGCAATAGCTAGTGAAACACCGAAGCTCGCGCGGATTGTTTTAGATACCTCAACATTTAAGGTTTACATTGGTAACGGATTCGTATGGAAGTCTATAGCAAGTGAAACCGCCCTAGGGGATATACGATCGTCTATCCTTACCGAGACTCAATTTCAAATAGAGAATGGTTCCGAATGGATTATAGCAGACGGCAGAGATATAACAGGATCTGACCTAGCTATATTATTAACAGAGACTTTCGCACCAGACTTGAGAGGAGTTTTCTTAAGAGGTAAAGATAACGGTCGAGGCATAAATCCAGACGGAGACTTACCTCTTGGTCAATTTACAAGTGATAAGTATGAACTCCACAATCACTTGTACAATGACTCAACAGTGGACATAAGTGCTACTGTTGGTGGCGCTCAGCAAAATGCAAGATGTAACAGAACTAGCAACAGCGGTGAACCGTTTATTTACACAACAGACGTAGATACAACTAGAACCAGTATAGGGGCTGGTAGCACCGAGACCGCCCCGAAAAGTGTAACGGTTAACTATTTCATTAAAATCAATAGGGACTTAGGCGTATGAAACACTACTCGGAGCTGATTAAAGCTAGGCTTGAAAACTTAACGGGCGTTATTGCGTCTGCAGTTAAAGGCCTTATCTACTTTAGAAGCGATATAGATAGACCATATCTTGACGACGGCACAGACGTTAGTCAGCTTATGCTAGAGAAGCATTTACCTGAAGCTCGCAGAGACACTAAGGTTCAGCTAGACGACGCACTCACAGGAAACGAGATCACAGGGGTTTTGCCTCACCCCCTTGGCGGCACAGGCATAGATGATATCTTGGGCAAAGCAGGGCAGGCGCTTATCGTAAGACCAGACGAGTTAGGCTATGAGTTTGGCGAATCAGGCGGGGGGAGTCTAGACTTCTTCTATAAGGAAAACTTTGAAATAAACGACGCGGCAGACATGTTTACTGGCAACGATCCAATATTCTTGGGTGGTGCCTCTGTGCTTACGGGCGCGTTAGTTAATAATATAATAACTCCAGCAAACGGGCTTCGCTCTGTGACATACACGCAAGCATCAGGGTCGCTTAACGATTATATCGCAGGCGAGGTGTTTGAGGTTCTACCTAGAAACCGTGGGCAATATTGCTCAATGACAGGGTACTTTGAATACGACGGAAATAACTCAGAGATTGACTTCTTTGCATACGATGTTACAAATGCGCAAATTATAGAAGGCGCTCCTGTTGAGATAAGAAACACAGCAGGCAAATTCCTTAAGCACGAATATCACTTTATTATGCCAGAGACTTGCACGCAGATGCAATGGGGCCTTCAGGTTAAGCTTGAGAATGCAGGGGCAGTGTTGGCTATTGATGACATCGAATTTAAGGCTAACCCGTTAGTTCCGACAGAGATTAACAAATTTAAGGTTGTGGACGAGAAGATACTTGGCACTAACGCTGTTACATCAGGCGACATAGCAGGACTTACGTTTGACAATCTAGAGATAGGTGAAACTTACTATGTCACGGGGCAGATATATGCAAACAGCTTAACAAACTGCGTTGTTGCTTTTTATGATCAAGCAGGCTCCGCTGGTAATACTTTCGGTAGCATTGTCTTCTATGACGATGGCAGTGGTCAGAAGGTTGAAAGCAGGTCGGTGTCTTTTTCTTTTGTTGCAAAAACTGAAAATCTTTACTTTAACGCTTCAGCTAACGGATCGAACTTCATAGTCGGTACAGGCTCTAGGAGCAATACCTACATACAGATAAGTGCGAACAAGCCTAATAAGGGCGTAGTGGTTAAAAACCGCACAGATTCTAGCAGCGTGGAGAATAATTTTGATTTTTGGGTAACGAATAACGGAGCAGCCGTCATTAGCGAAGAGTCCATTGTCGGAACCTTCGGAGTGTCTAGGTCTGCCACAGGAAGCACCTCTATAGCATATCCAGGATTGTCCTTAACAAAGATTCCATCTGTAAGATGCACAAGTGATGATTTTGGGAACGTAAATGCAGAGATAAAAAATGTAACGGCAACTGGCTTTGACGTAAGGACATATATTGCCAGCTCCGATGTTGACGTAGACGGAAACTACCATTGCGCAATTACGAAAATGGCACCCGACTACATAAAAGAAACCGATAAGGTTTACACGGTGCCAGTTGATAACATGACCGGTAACAGCATAGGGCTTTCTGGGAATGACGGGAGGGCGATTACCGTAAATACGGAATCGATACCGTTTGGCGGCGCAGGAATAGGTTGGACAAGTGGTCTAGATGGCTCTACTGGATTAACCGGTAACTACTATGAGGTACAAAAAAGCAATAGTATCGTTGCCATTGCAGGCGGGATGAGGTTTACCACTTCAATCGGAACCTCTGCGGAATTATATATAAATAATGTTTTTTATAAAAGAATAGGCGCAAGCTCAGTAGGCGCTAATCATGTATTTAGTTATGAAAGCAAACGGGGCGAGTTTTCTGTTAATGACAAGATTTCTATTCATACGCCTGTTGCGGGCACTCTCTCAAACAGTTCGCTTTACCACTACCTCAACATCAACGAGTCCTACGGAGATCGTGGCGCATTCATCGGAACCTTCGGGCAACCCGTAGCTTTTTTGAAAGACATTAAGGCAAACAATAGCGCGGGAGGAACCTTCACTTCCGGAGCTTGGATCACTAGAGAGTTAAATACTTTAGAGGGTGATTCCTCTTTCTTATCATTATCTGCAAATCAATTTATTTTAGACTCAGGTAGATACATTGTTGAAGGATATAGTCCCGGCCATTTTGTTAACATTCATAAAGCAAAAATTAGAAATATTACAGATTCAGTCGATAGCATTATTGGCGGTTCTGCTATGGCAGATGATGCTGTTGGTTCCGTGACAATGTCGACAAACTCGCTGCTTAAAGGCATATTAAATATTAACGCATCTAAAGTATTTGAAATTCAACACCGATGTAATAGAACTCAGTCAACAACAGGCTTTGGTCTCGCTTCAAACTTTGGAGTAAGTGAAGTATATACCCAATTAAAAATCACAAAGGTAAGATAATGACTCTAGAGGAGATTACAGAATTAACTATGATCGAGGCGTTTGATGTAATCGTTGATCGCATCTTCGACCTCGCCATTATCCCTGATAACGAAACCCCATACAGCTTAGACCGCGCAGAAGAGAAGCCCTTCCTAGAAAGAGTTTTCCTAAACACGCGCCTGAATAGGCCAGCTGACGAGATTTTTACTGCTGAACTAGAGCAATATCGAGAAGAGCTTAGAGTCGAAGAGCAGGCAAGACTTGATGAGATGGCAGCATATCAGGCAGAAATGGCCGCAGCGAAAGCAATTAGAGACGCATGGCTAGCGAGGGTGGCAGCACTTATGCTTCCAGCGGCAGCATTCAGAGCAGGAATTGACCAGCCTAACGCGGCGCTTACAAGAAGAGATATTATAGCGACCAACGACGAGGCTCTTTTGTCCCAGCTTGAGGTATTCACAGCTGAGCTTCTAGCGGAACAAGCCCCAGATCCTGTCGCGCTTGGAACGGCTTTAGTTATTAGGGCCTGTAACGAATGCATCAGGATCGTGGTGGAGTTTAATATCGCTAGCGGATTGACAGCAGCACAGAAGGACAGTCAACTTGCCTTGTATGCTGATGCGATGGAAGCCCTAAGGCAATGGCGACCACTTAAATTTAAGGGAATTATCGAGTCATTAGCTACGGATGAGGTTTTGGCTCCTGTCGCTCTTCGTGATAAACTTGTAACGTACTTAGCAAGCGAGGGATTATAATGGCACAGGATATTGCTGGAACAGAAGCCTTCACTAATGGCCCTTATACAAAGCCAACAGATGGAGACAAGGGTGATAATATCTTTGACCGCCTCGAAGAATTTATGGACAGAATGGCTGCTCACTCTCACAGTGGCGCAGATTCTAATAGCATAAGTCTAAACATTCAGAAAGATATTGAAGACCTAGTTGAAGGATCTACTATTTTCTGGGTTGACTTAGGCAGTAATCAGTTCGAGGCAACTGTAGCAGTGCCAGCTGGAACCAGTTACGACCTAAGCATCAGGAAGTTTTTCGTTGGAGAGGATGGTAATTTTAACGAGTTCTATCCTACTGTTGAAAAAATAAGCACTAGCTCTTTCAAGGTCTTTGCGAGTGAAGCAATCGCCAATCTACGGGTGGTAACTCTGTGAGTTTAAACTACTCAGACGTTGTCCTTAGAGATTTCTCTGCAGGGATTAGCGATAACTACATTAACATGCCTCTCAATAGATACGAGTTTGGCGACAATCTTTTCATTAAAGAAGATCGGTCTTTCGAGAGCAGGTACGGAAGCGTGCCTGTCTACGATAGAGAGGTCGACGTAAAAATAAACTATATCAACAATTTATCAGAAGACATTATTGCCGTCAGAGACTCGCTAGTATGGCTCTTTGATGAGGTCGGTGGCGTACTTACTCAGCCAAATAGACCACAAGCCGGATCTCCTATCTGGAATAATACCACAGGATTTACTTCAATCTCAGCAGACACATGGCAGGATCAGTTAATTCTTGTGCATAGCGACGAGGGCGATGATTTAAACAGACCGATGCGCGTCTATAGAGATGAGCTGGATGCGCTTCAACTATCCCAGATGGGGCTCACTGGTATTTCAGACTTTCTAATGTCTGGCGTAGGATTCGCTCGAGACAATGGCAACCTAGTAACATATAATCCAGTAAGTCCTGTGCCTCCACCAAACGCCTCAGCTTTTGCAGCGACCTATATTTATGGATTTCACTATATCTACGAATATCAGACACAACGATCTACATATAGAGTCGTGAGCGACGTTAGGTTTACGAACATAGTATATACCAATACAGAAATAGATGCAGGAACGGGCCAGCGGATGGTTATATCAGGCATCCCTGCTCTGTCTGGTGTATCGACACAGTATGACATCAGCAGAGTAAGGGTTGAGATATTTAGATCCGTTAATGGCGGTACTTCATTCTTTAAAGTAGGCGAGGTAGCTAATGGAACGGCTACGTTTACCGACAATATTAAAGATGAAATCCTTGTCACAGCAGAGCCTATTTATACAAGTGGCGGTGTCTTAGATAGATTCGCCTCACCTAAAGCTAAGTATGTTAAATTCATTAACGATACTCCTTATTGGGGATATGTGGCCGACGAGACAAGTGGTGACGTAAAACCTTTCAGGGTGATCCAAGGATACTCGGGAATAGCAGACTCTCACGACCCAGCCTCTTTCGTAGACCTTGATGACGAGGTAAGAGGCATAGGAGAAGTAAACGGTTTCCCTATAGCTTTTACAGCTTCTGAGATATATAGGCTTGAGGGGGCGTTCAATAACACTGGCGGCGGCGGGATCAGGACAAGAACAATATCAGAGACGGCCGGATGCGCGTCGCATAATTCTATTGTTACTGCAAATAACGCGTTGTATTGGATAGGGGATAGTGCTGTTTACTTTACAAACGGTTATAAAGTCGAAAAGGTTCCAGCTTCAATCGATCTACTAAAGACGATCAGAGAACTAACGAAAGACTTGGCAAGAGCAAGGACAATCAATGGTCGCTACGACGAGAATAATGAGCGTATAATCTGGGGTGTTAATAAAGATAATCTTGACAACGACGAATGGCTTGTTTTAAATCTCAATACTCTTGGGTTTACAACCGCAAGCGACGTGCCATCTTCAGCACTTCATATACTTAATGATTCACTATATAGAGCCGATGAGCTTGGTTATATTTACAAGCATGAAAACGGTACAACTTCTGATCCTGTGAGAGACGTAACTCGACCGATAGGTCAGTGGTTTGATAAGCACATAGAATGGCTTTATAAATCGGTAGGGATAGACTTCGGTGACCCTGCCTTGACCAATTGGGTTTCACATTTTAGCCCACAAATACAATCGGAGACTAACTACGGAGTGGCTGTAGGGGTAGATTGTGACGATGGTAGAGTTCAGAAAGACTGCAAATTTGTAAGATCATGGGGCAACTTCTTCTGGGGAGATCCTTCCTTTGTATGGGGAGATCCTGAGATAGTTTGGAGTAAAGCAAAAACAATAAGATATAAGAGGCATACACCACGCGGCACGTCAAGGGCAAAGACCCGCCAACTTACGATGAAGCCTGCAGAGGTAGTCATATATAAGTCTGACACATATGGTCTAAGTAATATTTCATACGTTGTTCCTACTGATCCAACAGAGGTGAATGTCTCGCTGGCAAGTGGGGATGCATGGCCGGACGATATTTACGGGTATAAGATATCATTTGAGAGCGACGAGTATGCGAATAAATATAATATCCTTAAAGTTATAGGAAACAACATAGTGTTATCAGGTGGAATAATTACTGGTAATGGTTTAAAATGGCAGATATCTGGCAAGTATAAAAAATCTCAAGTCAAGGTTAATGCTCTGACAATCAGGGTTGCCGCGATAGATAATGAAGGGAATGAGTTTACATCGGGTGGCGGGAATGAGTGATTATGATATTCAAGTAACTGATCTTAGACTAGACACAGACGATGCAAACATAGATAATTATGTAGCAATTCAGGAAAGCTTAAAGCTTATAGAAGATGCTCTTAATGCTATAAACGCAAGACTAGAGGCTCTAGAATGAAAACATTAAAACAACTTAGAGATCAAGTCATATCGGATTTAGACCTTCAAGAAGAAGAATGGATTAGCGAGTCAGAAATAAACGTCTGGATCAACGAAGGGATTAAGTCTGCAGAAGCCCAGATTCATACACTTTATGAAGACTACTTTCTCTGCGAGTCAGATGCGATAACAATTATTAAAGGGCAAAACCTTGTTGACTATCCTGCTGATATATATGCGACTAAGGTTAGAAAAGTAATCTTTACTGATGGCCTAGGGAATAGCACAGCAAGCCATGAAGTCAGAAGAATAAAAAGCCTAATCAATGCTAAAAGCGCAGACCTTTACTCGAGCGATACAGATCAGGCCATACTTAAGTGGTCTCCTGTAAACAAAGCCGGAGTAGGCAGGAAACTTAGATTATTCCCAGAGACGGGAAGATCCGGCAATCTCTTTATTTGGTATATAAGAGCCATGAATCAGCTTGTACTAGATGACGACGTTTGCGAAGTGGATGAGTTCTCCCATTATGTAGTGCAATACGCGAAGACCAAAGCCTTTCTTAAAGATGGCGACTCAAGGGCAGATGACTCTAAAATACTAGAAGAACAATATAAGCAAGACATGATTGATACTCTCTCGGAAATGGTTCCAGATGGGGATAATGAACTAGACATGGACATGGAACACTATATCGATAGCGTCGGAGGGGAATACTAATGCCTTTATTTTCAATAGCAGCTGGCCTTGCCGCAAACGCATTAAGTAAGAAGGTCACAGGGAAAAGTATTGGCGGACATGTCAAAGGATTGATTGGCGCAAACCAGACAGCTCCTTCATTTAATCCCGACACTCAACAACTCGAAGACGACATTAGTAGAGTTAGGGGCCTAAGCACAAAAGATATTAAGGGAAATAGATTGTCTGCGACGACTGCGGTTGATGAGCTAAACAGAGGGACAGACGAGGCGCTTGGCCAAATAAGTGGAGCAGCTTCTGGAAGGTTCATGGCAATGCAAGACGCAATATCTGAGCAAGGCGGATTAGACTCTGGCGCATCAGAAAGGCTAGCAAGAGATAGCAATAGAAACGCTAACCTCGGACAACAGGAACTTCTTGGCGGGGCTAATACAGCAGAAGCTGGAATTAGAGCGCAGGATTTTGCAGGGCAAGAGCAACAGAAATTTGAATCTACACTGAGGTTGCCACAATTAAGTGCGCTTCCATTAGAGATACAGAACGCAGCAGCGGCTGCAAACATGAGAGCAAAAGCATTAACGGACGCAAACAATAAAGGCAAAATGGGTGGCCTAGGATCACTAGTTGGAGCCGGAGCAGGATTTGCTCTAGGTGGGCCCATGGGTGCAGCAGTTGGCGCAGGCGCAGGAAAGAGTATATTCTCGATGTTTGGATAGGAGCATAAAATGGCATTTAATTTTTTAGACGGTTCGCAGTTAAGTTCTTCATTTGGCAATGGTCAGGCAGCTGGAGGTTTAAGGCAAACTCCTTTTATGCTTGGTGGTGGTGAAAGTACTGCAAACACTGGTGGGGGATTATTCTCTGGACTTTCTTCTGGCGATGTCCTTCTTGGTCAGCAAGTTGCTGGCGCTCTTGGAGACATAAGCTCACGAAACATCAAAGGAGACTTGGCTGCAGTAGAAGCTGCTACCGCGCCATTTGCCAAGGGATCTATCCTCGATGCATTTGAGCAAGGGCCGGGTGGCGGAGATGCTATTGCTGCAATAGGCGAAGGCATGGCACTTAAGCAAGCTGCCGAAGAGAGAGATAGAGTACAGGTCTTGTTAAATAAGTTTGGCGAAGCGTCTGCTAAAAATGTAGACTTGCAGAACCAGAACCTACAACAAACACTAGACGATAAAATATTAGCGGCAAGGAAAGCGTAATGATTGGAGACTTAACTTCAGAGCAGTTTATACAGCTTCCTAACGACGTAACTCGGGCGACGAGAATAATTAAGTCTCTTGTTGGTGATGCAAAAGTAGAGAGAAGATCATCTGATGGCGCGCTAGTAGCGCAAGCTGCAGATGGAGTTTTTAGCTTTAACGCTCCACCAATGGTTTCTGAGGCTATAATGGCTGGGCTAGACGCTCCTGTAATACCAAAAGAAATAAACATTCCCGAAGCAACAATCAATCAACAAGGCCTTCCCGATGAGAATCTTCAAGAACTAACTCCTTCGGGGAATCCTGCAGAGGCTCAACTTAGAACGCTTCAAGACGAGCCGTCTGGTAACGCAATCCAGATGAATACGGATAACATTCAGGCACCAACCCTCCCTGCTAACTTTGAAGTAAGAGTACCGCTAGAATCGCCAATGATTAATATTGACGGGATAGCGCCAACTCCAAGCAAAGGCCTAGAAGATATTTTCTCTAGAAGCGTACAAGCTGGAGATACTGAAGGAGCTGTCAAGGCTCTTGATGCAATACTAAAAAGCAGCGACGTTGCTCAAAGGTTTAGAAAAGATCTTTCTCCAGAAGCCACAAGTGCAGACTTGCTCAGAGGGTTTAGTGAACGTAGAGCTGGAAGACAGCCTTCTATGAATCTAAGCAAGAGTAATGCATTTAGAGGGGAGCGGGGAAATCCTAGAGACGTAGAGCGCCAAGGAGAACGTGACGTTTTAACGACGCTATCGGCTATTGGACAGTCGAAAAGAGGGAACAAAGGTCTTGATCTCCAGAATCAACAGATAAGAACTAACGTGCAGAGAGCTATTATAACTGCAGAGGCACAGATCGCCCAAGCAGAGGCAGCTGTAAACATGGCTGAACAGAGGGCAGGTTTTGCTAGAGCCAAAGTGGCGCTAGATGCTGCCGGAGTAGAGCTTGATCAATTTTTAAAACTACTGAAGTCTACCCCGAATATGTCACCATCTCAGCGTGAAGATGTCAAAGCCAAGATGGATCCAATTCTTGAGCGATTAGAAAAGAGAAACGCCCAGATAGTTAAAAACCTAGGAAGATAATGGAAGGCCCAGATAATTCGCTGATTGAAACGGTACTCGAGCCATTTAACAGAGTCGGAACAGTGGGCAGGGGCCTCATGAAAGGCGCATTGGGCGGAAAGAGGTTTAGTTTAGATGACACTATCGCAGCACTAACTGGCGAAAAAAAAGTAGAATCTGAAGAGGTTATAGAGCAACTCAAGAAAGCTACCAATGGATTCGTAGACCTAACAAACGATAAGACATTTGAGCAGATGACCAAGGGTGAGGTCGCAGGGATTATGGCGAGAGATTTTGCTGTAGACCTAGTAGCATCCCCTCTTGATGGCATCATCGGATTGCCTGCTAAATTATTAAAGGCGGGTAAGGTTATCAAAAGCCCATTGGCGCAGAGAGCTGTTGTTGGCGCAACATTCGGAGCCTTGAGCATAGAAAAAGACGATGATTTTACAGATGTTCTCACTAAATTAGGAACAGGAGCGGCAGCTGGAGCTACGTTAAATCCTGCATTAAGGGCTGCGGGAAGGGGCGTTAAGAGATTGGCGACCCCCGTTATGGACAACTTAATGAAGGGAACTTTTCCAGAAGTGCTTGGGAAGATTGACGCAAAGGATTTCTCTAAATCGTTCGAGATAAATAAAGCGTCATTCTCAAGAGACGAAGTTGCTGGAGCATCTCGAAGATATTACAAAGGCGTTAATGATGTCACAGATAATATACGCAAGCAGGCGATAGAGAACGGAGCTAGCCCAAAAGATGCGGTAGGTTTGCAAAACCAGTTTAGAGAGCTTCTTGGTGAGGGGTTTTCGACAATAATTACAGCTAGAAATCTTGCTCAGAGATCGATCAAAGCAGTAAGAGACGGAAGCAAAAGCGCAGACGAAGCAGTATCAGACCTCGTAAATTTTACCAGCCAAGAAGTCGGTGCAGTACCGAAGGACGTTATTGGCGCTATAATGGCATCTAGTAGGGAGGCTGGTACAGAAGAGCAGGTTTTAAAACTTTCTACTCGGTTCGTAAATGAGTTATTTAATACGAAGATGTCTAAGACTGCTGCAGAAATTGCTGGTCGAGGATCATTTGCAGAGGAGCTTGTTGAAAGAACGGGAAGATCTCTGACAGAGAAAAATATTCTTAAGGATTCCATAGAGAAATACACGAATGTTCAGCGAAGACTAGTAGGGGATTTTAACTCTACAATGGTTAAGAGGGGCAGGGATGACCTAACCTTTACTCCTATAAATTTCCACACGGTAGATCTTAAGAACGTAGACAGTATGATGCCTAAGGCTGGAAGCACCAATTTTTCGGAAGGGGCTAAGATGAGAACAAGCTCAAAAGTTAAATCTTTCATAGAGGGATTGACTCCTGAACAGGTTAATAAAATTGGAGCTGATAGACACGCAGCATTATACCTAACCGAAGCCGAGAAAGAAGCGGGATCGATGATGAGAGATCTTGCTTTGGCTAGGCAAAATCCTAGTACTTACGGGGCGAAAGCCTTGAAGGTGTATGATCAATTCTTGGGATTAAGCAAATCTATGTGGCTGGCTGGCGGTGTAAGTTGGGTGATTAACACATTGCCAGAGACAATACTAAAATCGTATGGGATGGCTGGGCCTAAGGCTGCTATAAAAACTATGGGCAATGGTCTTGGCGCAAGCATTTATTCAATAGGAAATATAAATCAACTCAAGAAGGCAAACTCCCTAGTGGACGACGGCTTCTTTAGGAAAATGGCAAGACTAGCCTCTAACGAAGGCTCTGCTGTAAAGATAGATGCTGGAGATCCTTGGCTGAATGTCGGTCAAGACCTAGGCGTAGTTGGTTCTAATTTTGTACAAGAGGCAAAGAAAGGTCTTGACGACGTGAGCAACCTAGCTCGAGGCGCTAATAGCGATGAAGTCGTTGAACTCGTAGGGAAGCTTTCAGGTAAGTCTGGCTTTGGTGACGCGAGAGACGCACTTGCTAAGGGGTTTACCGATATAAAAGGAGATGGGCTTGGTGAAAAGATCATGGCTGGGGCGGTCTCCGCTGGAGATGCTGCTGAAGCTATTACGAATACTTTGTGGAGATCACCTTTTGCAAGAATTGCTACCACCTTCGAGGATACAGCGAGGCTTGAAACATTCAAGGCCATATATAAGAACGAACTTAAGTTCGCAGACCTCACTACGAGTCAGAGAAAATTCCTTAACACGAAATCACCTGAAGATATTATCGGATCGACACAAAAACAATTAGGACTAGAGAAGATGCCAGCCAACGAGTTTAACGAGGCGCGTAGAACAGCCCTTAGACTAATGAAGAATTCGGCAGCTCAAACCAAAGACGCTTTCTATGACTATGGAAACGTAAATGCTCTAGAGAAATATGTTATGAAGCGCCTCGTACCATTCTATAGCTTTCTAAGCAAAGACGTAGAATTCTGGTCACGAGCCGTATTCGACCCTACCAAGACAAGACTTGTGGGAGGAGTTGAAGCAGTGCAACAAGGAATAGGCAGAGCCCCCACCGATGAGGAAAGGTCTCAAATGCCTAGGTTTTTATTGCAGCAAGGGCCAAGAGTACGAGGGGATTCTTTCATGTCTGCACCGTCTCTTCCTATGACAGCCGCAGCGAAGTTTATTGATGAAATTAATCCATTCTCAGAAGCTGAGACTAACATAACAGGGAATCTCGCACCTGCCATTAGAGTGCCTACTGAGCTTCTTAGAAACGAAAATTCATTTGGTTCGCAGATTAGACCTACAGAGCGCAGGCCAGTCGTCAGAATGCAGGACAACGCGTTAACCGGACTGATTAAAAAGTTCTCCCCAGCAACACTAGAAGCTATGGGTATTACTGTAGATCCTCGAGACGGGAGACTTTATACCTCATCTGACTCAGCGGCCGTTCTTGGGAAGGTGTTCACTGATTCGCCTTTAAACGTACCGATAGTCAATCAACTAATCACAAGGCCAGCGATTGATAGAGATTTTAGAGATGCTGAGAATCCTATCCTTAGGCAATTTACTCCAGTTAAAACAAACTTCTCTACGCAGCAGCAAAGAATGCGACTATTTAGGCAACGAATGAGAAATCAGAACACGCTAGAATCCGGCAACATACTGCCAAGGAGAAGATGATGGAAGATAAACACGGGAAAGGCTGCGAATGCCAAGAGTGTATGGAAGCTGCTAAAGAAATGGGATCAGACATCTACCCTAAGAACGGTGGGACTATCCATCAAGACGACATGCCAAGAGTTAAAGTCAAGAGAGAGGATGGATTGCCTACAGTAGACGACTTAAGTGAACTTATGGGCAAAGGCAAAGAGGATGAAGGGGAAGATGAGTCTTCTGAAATCAGTCAGGTAGGCAAGATGATTGAGATAATCCTTAAGATTAAATAGCCCTAGCGATTTTTAACCACGCTATCCATCCATGGTGGGGCTTTCATCCATGCTAAATTCTATCGCCTCAGGTAACGTGCATCAAGCAATGTAAGACTATGGCGGCTAAAGTCAAACATTCCCTCGGTAACGTCGGTAAGGACAAGTGATCCTCGCCAATGGTGGTTGGTGTGATGTTTATACGCCTCGTTGTGATAATAACAAGAGCCCGCTATGATAGCCTGTATGCGCTTATCTTTCCCCACAAGACCCTCAGCGTAGTCAAATCCTTGCATGTGTCCAGCGATACAGCTTCTATGCTTCTTAAGTAGTAATTGTCTAGCTGCGCCTATAGGTCTGGCGCTGTTGTCGTTCTGGAAATAGTGGCAAAAATCTATACCCTCGACGGTCTTTATTTCTAGAAATTCAATACGCTCATCCCATCCTGTGTAGTCGGGAGGATTTTGATTCATTAAGTCGAGAAGATCAGCGGAGCCATACTCCTTGGCCCTATCAATCCTATACTCATGATTACCGCGAAGGATGATTTTCCTACAAACATTAGCATGCTCAGGCCATGCTCGGTCAAGTATAGCAAAGAACTGTTCCATAGCTTGATTGCCTGCGATAATATCTTTTAGATATGTCTTGGCTGCATGAGATTTCTTTCCCTTGTCGTACTGACTAAGTGAAGGCATGTCCCAATGGTCGCCTAGGTGTATAATGTACGATGGTTTAATAGCCGCTATGTGGTAAGCGACTGGCTCGAGCGGATTAAAGACACCAGTTTTAGCCTGAGTGTCTGGTATGACATATATGGTTTTGCCCATTAATTATCCTTTGAGGACATTGTATAGGGAAACCTATGCTGGTGCAAACCTGCTAGTTAATTACTCGGCACCTGAAGCCCATGTTACGAAGCTTGACACGCTGTTCCTTGTCATTTAGATCGTAGAAGTCTGTACGCCATTGCTTGCATTCCTTGCCCAAGAACTTCTCCTTAACGCAGTAGTCATAATACAAGGCCGGTTTTGTTGGGTGAATTCTAAGAGTTCGATTTCTTAAAATCGGAATTAATCGCTTTGCTGAGAGTGAGCAACCTAAAGTCAAGATTGTCAATAACAGCATGATCAGGGCGGTACTTGTTCTCTTCCTCATACTTATCCTTCTCAAGCCTGATAACCTCGTCCATATATTTACGGCTCTCTTTTGTATTCCACAAGGTGAGGGCCATTCTCAATGTAATTACTAACTCTTTGAACATGACCCCTCTTGTGGTTAAATTATCGTTTTGACTTAACTGCGAGCGCAACCTTCTTAACTAGAGAGTATCCAGCAAGACCAAGTTGAATAAGCTCTTCTTGATCGAGGTCTTTAAGTTCAGCCAATGCCTTGTCAGAATCTTCAAATGCTTCCACTAATACGTTAAGACTTTTAAATTTCTCAACGACTATCATAAGATCTGAACCATTAACAGCTCCATCAGCAAGAACTGCCACTGCTGTGTCGGCTAGAAGGTCAAGACCCTTGATGATCTCAAGTGACTCCTTGATTGTTACTTTCTCTGGTGTTACTTCACTTACTTCAACTTCTGGCTCTTCGTTCATAATTCCTCCAATAGGGATTCAAGGTTAAAAATGTCTTCTGCTGCCAAGTGGTTAGACAGGGCATCGTTAAGACTTATCTTATTAAAATTGTACTCTGTTCCTTCTTCCAATACACTTCGCATCGCTTCATGATCTCCCCTAAACTCCTGCATATCTTTAACAACCTGAATCATTTGTCTCTTGAGCTTAACGAGCTTCATCTTAAGCGAGGGTGTAAACTCACGATACTCCATTAATTTTGCAAAAGATGCAACGAACTTCTGATTATAAAGCAATCCGTTTGGTATAATAATCATTTTCCTATCCTTTTTTTATACGCGTTATAAGCCTTGTATGCTTCTGATCCTGAGAATTTATACGCCAGCTGCCTCCAGTACATTGGCGGAACCTCAGAGAACAGTTTGCCTGTGTGCTTTCCGGCAGGCACCTTCTCCCATTCCTGTACCAATCCCTTAGCCTTTCTATGTCCAGTGATAATTGCACTGGCTTCGGGTTTAGTTAGCTTATCGTTCCACAGGCCTATGTCTTCAAGCCATTTTCTCTGAGCAGAGGTAGCTTTAATTTTGGCTCCCTTCTTCGTTGTAGTGGGTGGGCTGTTAACAAAAACGTCCAACATATCCTCAGGGAATTGCTGATAGATAATCATGTCGTGAACATTTTGCATACCTTTATTCTTGACAGCGTTAGCCATGTTAATGACATCAATCGTCCACCTGTATCTCTCCTCGCTAAGCTTCTCCTTCGCGTATTCGATGATCTCAAGAAAACTGTCGTAGTCTTCGATGCTCTTCCTGCCTCCATGCAGCATCTTCTTATTCATTCTTTCCCAGAATCCGTCTTCAATATTTGGTGTAGTAGATCCGGCATAGATGTCACAATGATCCTTGTCCTTGAATGGACGCAAGCCTCTTCCTACTCTCTGCAGGTAGGTCGTAACAGATCCAATCTTGAATGGCATAAAGATAGCGCACAAGTTTGGTGAGTCGAATCCTGCAGTGAGGACATCAACTGTAGTCAAAACGTCTGGCCCTCCTCCCATTTTAAATGCTGTGAGAACATCATCGCGTCCTTCGCCAATGAGTTTAGATGTGACAGCGCTGCATGATATGCCAGCCTTGTCGAACACATTACGGCAGAGATTGGCCTCTTCAATTGTGCGCAAAAAAATCACGGCCTTCTGTCCAAGATGCCTGTCTTTGTAGATGTTAATCATCTTGTTGTACATGTCTGCCTCATCTGTCGTGTCGAAAGGGACAAGGTTTAAGCGAGGTTCAACTAAGTAGCCTTTGTCTATTAGTTCGCGCATCGATACTGTGTAGCTCACCTTCTCGAACATGTCCGTCATTAGCTTGTTCTGTCTGAATGGTGTTGCAGTAAAACCTAAGATTATTGCCTTTGGGAACATCTCGATGATGGCCGTGTATGATGCTGACTGTGCATAATGACATTCGTCGATAATAATCATGCCAATGTCTAGCTTGTCTGCACCTGAACTGAACGAGCCTTCTGATCTTGCCCATCGCTCAATCTTTCCCCTCTCTCTTGATGACTGCATGGTGGTGACAATAACTCGATCGCCCTTGTTCGGTAGCCTCTGCCCTTGAAGAATGCCTGTCTTAATGCCCCATTCTGTATCGAACCTCTGTCCCGTCTGACTAACAAGTAGCCCGAGGTGGGAGACAATAAGTACTTTTTTGTTAGGGAAAGACTTGGTGTAGTTTTTACAAATGCTCCCGAAGATTGTAGTTTTTCCGCTTCCTGTCGGGAGTACGCATGCAAGTCTAGTGTGTCCATATGCAATATCCCTAACGACTGCGTCTTCGCAATCCTTCTGATAGTATCTAAGATCTGGTCTCATCATCACCTCCCTTGATTAGTTTTTCTAAATCTTGAAGGCTTCTGGCTACACCAGCTATGCCCCCTTCTTTTATGACTCTGTCGATAAATATTTGCTGCGCCCGACTCACTACGCCTTTACTAGTCTTGACTTCGACAGCGAGGAGCCTTCCTTTATATATACCTAAGATATCGCTCACTCCATTATGCACATACTTATTTTTATTTGTTCTGAATGTCTTCTTGATTGGATCATAGACCCCCATGCTGTTATTCTTCCAAGCAAAGCAGCCTCTCTGATAGTTAAGCCATTCCAACAACAGGTTTTCTATTACCTTCTCGTTCATTCCTCACCTCCTTTATCATTTCGTTCTTCTAACCCAAACCTAGACCAAGACCCAGACCAAGACCAAGTCCCATACCCAGACTTATACCCAGACCAAGACCTAGACCACTTCTGTCTTTTCCCTCTAATCATTTCAACTCGCCAAAACTCTCAATGCAGTTCATAGAGATAAAGAAC